TTATCAAATGGATCCATGTTCTATTGTCTTCACTCACCTACAAACGATTATGGACATCATTTCAGATACGTGCTCATCTAGTCGGTCGTTCTTGCTTGCGGGTCTGCTTGTTTTGCCTGTGGCTCAACAACAACAATCAAAAACCAATCAACGGGCTGTCCAAATTCGTTCTTGATTCTTCTTATCGGCTCAAGACAAACAACAACCAAAACCAATCACAGCACAATCACAGCCCAGATACCGTTCAACATTCTGTCTAAATTCGTTCGAGATTGTTCTCACTGGCACGGGCCTTATTTGAAAACCGAAGGCCGCCAAAGACAAAACAACAACCAAAAACCAATCATAACACCCCAACGGGCTGTCCATATTCGTTCAAGATTGTTTTCGTGTTTGTATCAACGGCACTAGCGAACCTGTTTATAATACTTAAGACCGCTCAAGACTAACAACAACCAATTCATATCTTTTTTGTGGTGTATACTACAAAATGTTTACAATAGAAACAAGAAACAGCTACGGTTTCCTTGTCAAAACAACTACAGTCCGTTCATCCATATTCACATTTGCATTATGTTCGCTTTCGATGTTTGCCATCACTGGAATTGCATACTTTACCCGTGGGTTGACCCGTGGGTTGACGCACAGAAGCTCATGCGCCCATAAACAACAACAATCAAAACCAATCTCATCTCACCTATCTCTGCTTCACATACACACTTTCAAAACGCGCCGCTTTCGCGGCCCTTGTATTCAACTCCTCCAATTTCGATATCACTAACATGTTCTTCTCATCTCGAGGCAATTGTCTTATCAGCTCTGCGTTCTTCTGTTGTTGCAAAAGCAAGGTTTGTCTCGCGGCTTCAGCTAGCCTTTGCGAATCCTTTAACGCAGCAACTTGCATTTCATATTGGTGTTGCAACCTTTGATATGCTTCATTTGCTACTACCCAACGTTTACCCAAGGGTTTACTCACAACTCCACGATCAGACGATTCAGAATTTCCCATCTTATTATTATTAAAACAAACTCCACTGTTTCCAGTATGAAGTGCGGCCCACAAAAAATCTGGAAATCGAAGTGGTTGCTTCGAGATTGTGGTCCGGTAAGTTCGAAGTTCGTTCCAATCCCATACATTCGGATGAAGATGTTCCACGATGCACAAGAGCCACCGATTCTTCATGTTGCATTGCTGTTCATTTTCTGCGTACATGTAAGCCAACGCCCGAATCAGTTCTCCTTCTTGCTTCGAGTTCAACACAAGATTGTTTTGAAGGACCCGGTCGTTTGATAAGAATACGGCTTTGTCAAACAAGCGAACGATATCAACATCAGAAAACCCAACTTCCAAAAGATTGCATTCAAAGGCTTTTAGCGCATGATGTGGAGAATCATTAACCCATTCTGATTCCGTGATGCGGCACAAAATCCATATCGCAATAGTTTGAATCCGATATAATGGGCCCCATGATGCAAATGTAATAACGGTGACGAGAATACCAATAAAAAGCCACAAATGCGTAACGTGAAGCCAAAGCGGAGGAGTGGCTTTATGTATCGACCAAATGAAAAAGGCCAAGGCAAACGTGATGTCGACACAACATGGTAGCAAGAAGTACTTGGATGTAAAGGTTCCTTGGAATACACAGGTTAACAGCTCCATGTAGGTAATCGCAGTGCCCACCGATAAGAATCGGTGGGTATACAGAACGACGGGATCGTTTTCGATCAGCATCTTTTTGTGCGTACACCAAAGTAGCAGAAAAAAACCCGTAAGTAAACCCGTGGGTAAATCTGAAGCCGTCATCAGCATGAGTCAGCATAACCCACTGTATGGCGTATGTGTCATTCCACTCATTATTATCGTTGATGTGTACAAGGATAAAACACCGAGTTATGTGGCTTTGGTGATCATCGCCATTTTTATCTGTGTCTGCGTCAACGCCGCTCTTACAGAGGAAAATGTGGAAAGAGATGAAAGAGAACAAAACGAAAAGGAAGAAAGTGATGAAAGCAAAGAAGAACAAGAACAAGCACAAAAATCACGAAACCGAGAACAACGTTGCATTATCTGTCTTGATCAACCACCTAATCATATTGTTTGGCCTTGTAGACATCTCGTTCTTTGTTATGATTGCACTCAAAGAATCTACAAAGAGCAACACAATACATGTCCCGCTTGTCGTCTCCCTTTTCAACAAATTGCAAATGTCTTCTCGTCTTAACTTACATTTTTGTGTTCAACAAAGCAATGGTTTTCATCTTGACACGCATTCCACCACTTCGCACTTCTTTTTCATCTTTCTCGTCATAAGATCGTTGTTGTGGTTGTTGTTGTGGTGTTTCTGGTTTGAAAAACGGAAACTGCTGTTTCGGAACGACAAGACATTGTGTGATCGGGAAGGATGGTGCCTCAAATTTTTGATCGAACGCTTTATTGTCGATAATAAATCTTACGACAAAGTAGTGTTTCCCATCGTTTTTATCGTACAATGCGTTTACAACAAAACGGTCTTTCTCGTCTTTTGGTTTGAGATTATTTTCGATATGTGGCGCTGTAGTTTCTGCTAAGCTTTTACTTAAGAAGAGGAAAAACAAACCCAACAACCAATAAACCAAGAGACCGAATTCCATGTACTGCTCTTGTTTTGTCAACAATAATATCGCAGTACTCTTCACGTTCCTTTATCGCTTTGTTGCGTACATCTTGCAATTCTTGACGAATCTTTTGAGTGACCATATACATGTGTTGCATGTATTGGTTTTGTTCTTCCGTTTTGTCCATACACTTTGTTTCTGTTTCTGCACAGAAAGTCAACAATCGTTCACGTAGGGTACTTGTGATCATATCTGACCCGGGTGTTTTAAAGCTCCATGCAAAAGACCCGGAATCCAATGACACGTCGGCTTTTTTTTCATCATGAGGGAATGTGTTGTCGCTGCATTGACGAATTAATAACACAAGACACTCGAGTGCAAGTTCGTGTGCAATAGTAAATGTGGGTGTTAATGGAGCGTAAATGCATCTTGTGTTGGGTCTTTTTTCGGCTGCCCACCATTGTACGATGGCATCGATCGGACGATCAAACAAAATGTAATCTTTGAAACGATATTCAAGTGGGCTTTGCAGGTACTTTTTTGCTTGAACGACCCAATCGTAACACAACCGACAACTTGATCGATAGGGGTAACGCTTCGACCGTTGTACTAATGCAGAATTGTGTTTAACGTGGCAATAACGAATGAGTTCTTTGATCAGCAGTGGACTACGCCCGGTAAATGCGCACACATGCAGAGCAGTGTGATCGCGGAAGGGCCTATTAACATCCAACGGGGCTTCAAAGAGCGTTTTATCTTTATCATGCAATATTAAAATTGCCAAACACAAGTCGGGATGTTGCAATGCAAACATAACAAAGGCGCGTTGTAAACGTTCGTTTTGTAATCCATTGCGAAGAAGTGCACAAGCGATACAGAGTCGTGCACGAAAAAGGATACTATTTGCAAAAGTGCTCGCATATGTGCTTGCACCCTTGCTTGCAAATTGGTTGCTCGCAAATTGGTTCAGGTAATCGAAGCACCACGTCGCTGCATCTCGTTTTTCTCGATACATATAAAGACCACTCCATAACAATGACGTTAAGAGGTCAGAAAAGTCAGAAAAGGGCGAACCATCTTCGTCTTTACGTCGTTCGCGTAAATCTTCATTGATACTAATGCCGTCCGAGTCCGTTTGCCCAATCGATGCTTTCCAAGAATGAAGAGCATCCTGATTTTTCATTTTATCATCGTGAAGGAATCGTCTGAGAATGTTCTGTGATAAAGCAGGCCATAGATGCTCACACAACCCCAATGCTTCAGCTTGTTCCTCGTTGCTGAACGTGGTTGTCATAACCGAAAAAGTTTTTTTTTAAGATGACAGGAACATTTGCGTGTGGCATAAGAAAACTACAATACAAATCGCTTGACAAACAATTCAAACTGTCTATTTAGATAGTCATCCAAAGCCGAGCCACAAAGGCAATCTCCATTTGGTAGCGGGTCTTTTCCGTATTCACTGAAGGTGTCAAACAACTTGCCAATAAAATGCATTTGCTTTAGTAAACTTAATGAATAACCGTATATCAATTGTGCGAATTCGTCCGTTATATCATCGTTTGTGTCCCTCATTCCAAAAGTTCCATTCAATCTCATTGTGAGAATTTCCTCTTTCAGTTCTTCCGCAACGGCGAGCACATTAGACATCGATTTGATCGCCCAAGAACGAAATGGCATTTCGTTTGCATTCACCTCCAGATTAACGGTTTCGAAATAACCTTTGTAGTAATCGATGATAAATGCTATAAGATCTTGGTTGATCTCTGTGTCTTTCGTCTCGTTTTTTGTATTATCGTTTCGTTCTTTCGTGGGTACTTCTTTTGTGTCCATTGCGACGATCGAACTTTTTTGCCTAAAACATATGTGATTTCGACAAAAAAAAACATCAAGCCGCACAAAAAATTATAGTGGTGATGGGCAAACGAAAGCAAATCGACGAAGAGACGAAAGTACAAAAAGTGAAACGAAAGAAGACTGACGATGAAACGAAGGAAAACAAACCGACGCGTAAACCCACGGGTAAACCCACGGGTAAACGAAAGAAAGCGGACGATGAATCAAAAGCAACCGCCACAACCAAAACCAAAAAGGAGGAAAAACAAGCCAAAAAAGACGAAGATGCCATTCTTCTGCGCAACACGCAAGAGGCAAACTTTATGAAATGTTATTATCGATGCGCGGTTGCTTATGCTGATCTTGAATCAAAGTGTTCACAACCTTTTCCACAAGAAATAATGTTAAACTATGTAGACAAAACATATTTTAAGAACATCGTCCAAGCATTTCGTGTGTTCGGGACACAAAGTCTTCGGATTCCAAATTCATTTCCGTACATAAGATCGTTAGCAAAATTCTTTATCATCGAGTTGGAACCTTCACGGGCTGTCTTGCTAAATAGTTGGTATCTTACTAAATTCGTTGAATGTCCTGCCTTCAATGAAGCACTTGTCGTATACCGCGATGCATGTCTCAATGGCTGGCAAAGATTTTTGACAAACAGCAGCTTCTTACGCTTCTACCATGGGATATTTAATCGTAATGACAAAAATGAAACCTTTTGGTATGCCTATTTGAACGCATGTAAGTACGACAAAAGTATCGATTATGAAAAATCTTTGTTAATGAATGACCCATTGATCAATGAAAGTGTGTTGGACTATACTGTTTTTCGTTTGATCGCAACTCTCAATTTACCTGACGCACTGATCATTCTTCTGACACGCCCGGATCTTGACGTGACATCACGATCAGTTGAAGAGTCAGTCTCATCTCGGATGTGTCACGATATCATAAAAGCGCATTACAATACAAAACGGACAGTGTGTCAAGAACTGTTGAAGAATCAACGACTGCTACAGGACATCAAAGTTTTACAACAAGTTGTCTTGGATTTTCTGTTATAGAGTGTCTTTTGTGTGTGTAGCTTCTACTGCTTTTGTATAGGCGCATCGTTTGGTTGGTAATACTGCGTCTTAATCCCACATCACGTTCGTGGGTTGATCGATTTTATGAATGATCATGAGACGCTTGGGTTTGGGACCCGATACGAACATGCACTCCACAGTAGGAGTCTGACCGCGCGGGCATGCGGGGTCGCCGCACTTCGTGCATTCGGATACCTCCTTTTGATTGCGTTCTTGCTCCGCCACTTTCGCCTGAGCAACGCCTGGTATTGGGTCAGTCATATGTAATTGTTCTGCAAGCATAAGGGATGAAGGACCTTGAATCCAACAATAGATAACCCAACCAATAAACATGTAAGTCATTCCCATGGCATTGAAGATTTGATGAATGATCACCCGTTGTGCATACGATAGGGGAAATAGTATGTACCCAACAGATGCTGTTGTTACCATATGGGAAACGGATTGCACTTGATATTTCCATTGGTTCCCAAGTTGTGTATGCCCAAGTAGGAACGCTGAATTGGATTTGTGTGCTAAACCAAACGCCACGCTACCGATGATGTGTGCAAGAAAGTAGTTGGGTTCTTGTTCTTTGATGATACATTCGACAGCAAAAGGCCATAGTGTACGAAATACAAATTCTTCAACAAACACCCAGCAGAAAGCCATCCACAACATCCAAGAGTAGCTACCATATTTCTTTTTGGCGATGTCCATTACAAAATCACTTGTTAATGCGGCATGGATGAATTGCGGATTCAACACGATGGCGTTCGATATGACTGCGTGGAACAGACCGATAAGAAGGGATAAACCCAAGGGTAAACCCAAGGGTAAACCCGCGGGTAAACCAAGAGCGGACCAAAACATCGCTTTCTTTTTAACAAAAAAAATACTGCAAAAAAAAGAGGAGAATTTTCTGAGTCGTACTTTTTGCTCTACGAAATTGGAAAAAAATGTCTGATACGAACGGCAGCACGGATTCTGCTCTTCGGAGCACGGATTCTGATACGAAGAGCAGCACGAATTCTGATACGAAGAGCAGCACGGATTCTGCTCTTCGGAGCATGGATTCTGATACGAAGGGCAGCAGCGATGCAAAGAACGGAACGGAAAGCTACTGGCTTTTGAAACGTTCAGCGTCAGAAGTTATATCGTTTCCATCCATTGGTTCATCAAACGAGACAGACGCTGTTGTGGTCGCATCGGGCATCTCTTTAAAAACAACCATCATCAAAGTTCCACAGGTGTATTTGTCGATTATAAAAAACAAAGAAAAGGGTGGAAATGTTGAGTATAAGTTGGTGCAAATGTCCACTCCGGTCGAATGTGCTGTTCCAGCATCTACAAAGCTATTTTTGTCTCAACCCAATGATATTATCCCTCCGTCTCAATCCAAATCTCTGTTGACAATCCTTTCTCTTCCAATTCATAAACAAATGGGGCTCGATTGCATCGATTTTGTGAACACGCTGTTGTTTAATCATCCGTCTGGTTTGGTTTGCAAGCGAAGCTCCGCAATCGACATCAAAAGTGCCAGCTCCATTATCATGCCCAAGTCAAAACAAAAACCTTTTGAATGGGCGATTGAATTTCTGGAAACACGTACTATTAAAACGGAGACTCAAGTTCGGGTGTGTCACTCTGCGATCTGGCTCGGTGAAGGTTTGTATCTAAGCAAACTGGGTCTGATGGCGACGTATCCCATGTTAACGTTTGAAGAATTATGTGCTGTATACCCAACGGCAAAATGTATGCGCCTTGTGTACTTACACAAAGGATGCGTTTTCTGCAATAACACAGAAAAGAAAACGAAACGTTGCACTCGATGTTGGTCCGTTCAATATTGTGACATGAAATGTCAACGTTTGCATTGGGATTCTCATGCGCCCTTTTGTTGTTCACCTCCGTCTCTCTCCGCTCGTGCCAACTCATTGTTTTCGATGTAATCTCGTTGTAGGTACAGCAAGAAACAATTTGAGAAGTTTTTAAGTTTTTCGACCAGCGGCTTCCATCGGCGTAAAATCAGAATTTGGTATGGATGCGGCATCCGCGGCATCAGGGAAATTGTCCGCATTGGAGTTGTCATTGACATCTGCATTGGAGTTGTCATTGACATCTGCATCGTAGTTGTCCGGTACATAGTTCGTATTATCAGGCAAATGAGCAAATCCAGGAATCCATTCCGCAAATGCCGATTGGCGATTGTGTTCTTCATAATAATGTATTCCTTTGGCGCACAGTGTATCAGTGGTGTCGAAGCCATCAGGAGATGCTTCATCACCATATGTGTAAATCGTTTTTGCGCCCGGATAAACCGCGGTGATCGCATCGTAATACCCGTCCGAAATAAGTGACACTTGACGGTCAAGAATCGGGGCTTGGATGTCTATGACAACAGCTTTTTCCGTACGACATTTGCGACGCGACCCAATATAAGGCTTTTCCATCGGTAAGTGGACGCGAGAACCAGGAGGAATTGCCAATTTGACGATGTACCAACTATCGCGTGTATAATTAATCTGAACAGGAAATTGCACAATGCGGACGTTGGTTTCTTTTACACCGGCACCCGCACCAGCCGCCGCGGCAGATTGGAGGTGGTTTTCTTTGTTCTCTTTAACTTGTTTTTGTTCTTTCTGATCCACTGCAGTTTGATTTGATTGATCTTTTTGGTCCACTTGTCGCATATTATGTTGCAAATTGCCTTGAGTAATTGTGCAGGATTCACATACTTGGAAACGGCACACGGGGCAGAGCAACCAGGAGTCTGGTTCCGGTTTTCCCGCTCCCTTTTTCGGTCGTTTGCATAGCGCACACATGTCACCGCTTGCGCTTTCCTTGTTCTCGTTTTTTTTCATCTCGTGGCGTTTCGGACAATGCCACTGCACGATGTTGCCAGCACCTGCAAAGACTGCATGTGAACACGATGGAGTTGGTGGTGCTCCAATGTAGTCATACACCAGATGTTGTACTTCTCGCACGTCCAGCCCCGCATGAAGACCACTTAAATATGGGGACCATAAATTAAACGAAAGGTGATAAAACGGCAGTAATTTGCACGCCTTCCATCCAAATGTCCATTTAGCGGTTCTTTCTGAAGATGTGATGTTCTTCTCCACTTTTTCTGTTACCGGGTGTCCTCCTGCCTTTTCGTTTTCTTCTTTTCTTGCTGCAGCAGGAGGAGTTGTTGATTTAGTAGTACTTGAAGCGGACACAGTATGATGTTTTTTTGCAGATGCTGAATCATCGGCTTTTTGTGTATCCTTCTTATCCATGCATTGTTTGCCGTTTTTCCCACCACTTGGAGTGTTCATAAACCCCTCGGGTTGTAAACAATTGACTTGAACGGCTTCCTGCATGGATTTGTATAGAACCCGCATCATTTTCTTCATCGTTCCGCTTTGTATGACACGTGTACGAACACTTTCTTTGTGCTCCGATCCGCTGCATCTGATTTGTGAATCATCGACAATGACGTTCGCGACCTCGGCATTTTCGATTCGATACGCGGTCTCCAGTCGACGATACTCGTACAAAGAAAGATCGCGTTTCTTATCGATCGCTGACAAAATTTTTATCGTAGAAACGATGTTTTTGTTGAGAACAACACCATCGTAACGAGATAAACTCGGTCCACGGAATGGCCCCCAATTTCCTTTTTGGTTCGCGAGATGAAATCCGTTCCAAAACTTCGATTTTTTACGAACAGTGTCGACCGTTATGTGTCTGGTCATCGTAGTTCTGTTCTGTTCGCAATCCGATTTCATTGCTTTTGATGTGATGACGGGCATCGATGGGACCTCTATTGTGTGATCGGTTTTTGATTCGAGCTCACATCCGTGCTGACAACGAAAATTCACGTTAAATGCATCGTTGAATTCATATTCGATATTGCATGACACCATTTTCGTAAGTGGCTGATGCTTTGGTTTTAAACGATGTTGTCGTTTTGTACTTTTCTCTTTTTTTGTGTTCCAATGCATGTACCGCGCCGGAACAAGAATAGTAAGTTGAGGTGCCACGCACTCGCACGGATATCCGGCCCACTCATCTTTTGTCAGTGGGACAACGCGCCCCATAATGTACGTGTGAGGCGGGGATGACTGCAGCGTCCATCCTTTATGATTTGCCAATTCCAAATCCGCCACAACATTGTGTTGAAGTTGTTCTTCTTCACTGAGAAATGGGCATCGCGCCAAAACCACGGGGCTATGTCCGCGAAACAGGCACCGACAAAAGTTAGATCGAATCCATAATGTGCGCCATTGTTGTTTGCGCAACGTGAGTTCTTGTTCAACACCATCTTGACCATGGTCGAAAAAAGAAGTTTCAAGAGGTAGAGGAACCTGGATGTCTATCGTGGTGCCCAAGGCATTGACCTTATATTCTTTATGCATGATATGTTGTTGTTTTTGTAAAGACGTGCCCGCACATGCGGCATACATTTTGACGTAATCATCTAATGGAGAACACGATATAAACGTTGCCACGGGGGTGTATTGGTGCGAATCAGTCCAACAAATCCATTCATTCCAATCTTGGACATGCGGTGGTGTGACCACGATCGCTGAGGAAGGATTTGTCACGAAGATGGAGCAGATAACTTCCTTGGCCGGTGTGTAAACGTTTAACATCTTCGTATTGGATCCCAATGTTGGCTTCAGGTCGTTTGAAACTAATGAGTGAACTGCCGACGTCAAGTTTTCGTCATGGAAGAGTTTAACGGTTGATGAGCTGAGCATGCGATCCATGGTAAGAGTCATGCCGAAATGCTTTGTTAGAATGCGTTGCAGCCGCTGGGGGAAACGAGGAATGCATGTGATCTGACCGCTTCGAGAGAGCCACTTATCGAATTCGTAAATAAAGCATGTCGCATTGACATGACGTCTTATGCGCGGTTCGCCTGTTTTGTGCATGCTTGGCATGCCAACGAATTGGCCTGATTCGAAAAGACAGCAAAATTTGAAAATGTTTTGATGGCCCCAAAGATATAATAAAAAAATTTGTTTTCCATCTGAAATGGCGATGGCTTGGTTCTGGCGAGACCGATTGCCCAAACCACTTTTTCCAGTGATTATTGATGGAACCCAGATTGCAAGCTATATCATTACAGAACGAACTGAACGTTTTTCCGTGATCCCATTGATCGGTCCCATTCGCGTGACGCACGGAAAGTCTGTGCTTTTGTTTTATGTTCATGAACGACTTGTTCTCTCTCTAAAAGAGCTGGGTGGGACTGGAGCGGATTTGTTTTCTGCATTGGTTCGTCTTCCCAAAACCAAACGATTAGAAACTGTTATCTACATGAGAGACGAACAAAAAGTCCTGTCCTCTTATTATCGAAATGTACGTGGTCATCTTCAAGGTATGAAAATTCAATATCAGCAAGGGCGTGCCATCAAGACATACTTTTTGAACGACATCGACGTCGGTAAAAATAATGGCTACGAAATCCATGACAGACTGAAAAAAGATATCCAAGTCCTTACGACATTACTGTATGACATCATCGACATGGTATTTCAGTTTACCCATGGGTTGACTACACAGTGTCCAACGCAAGCTGAGATCGTGAACGCATTGTCGTGTTTCTGAAATCCGTGTTTGTTTTCGTTTCTTTTTGTTTAACGAAAAAAAACAATATATTTCTTTTTTGTTAGTACACGCAAAAACTATGCAACACGATGGTGGTATCCTGTTTCGGCTCCAGGGACCGATACGGCATCATCTCATCAATGCGTATTTTACATCGAATATGTGCATCGCGTTCGGTCGAACGTGTAAGAGCGGGTTTTCGATGGTGAGAGATGCTGATATTGCTGCGGTCCCGCCGATATGTATATTACACGTCAAACGAAAACTCGGCCTCGCATCATGTGTTTCTTGCTCGTCGTTGGAAGAAAAAACTGCACAGAGACTTGCTTTACCAATTGCATTAGCTGCATTTTACGAGCAGCGAAATGTGTTGTCGGAACATCTAAATGGATGTTCATGGACACCTCTGGTAAATGATGTAAACATTCCGATCCGAAGTCGGATGATGCCGTTGCGTTATGCATGGTATGTTACACTGTTGGATATTTTAAAATTCATGTTTGGCGCTGACGACTTGGTTCTTGATGTGATACGAGAACACCCGTTAAGCTTGTGGAAGGCGTGGTTCGATGATCTTCAACAAAATACTTTAGTTTGGACTCTTGTTCAACAAAGCGCGGTTGTCGATCCCTTCGCAAAAAAATGTCGCAGCCTCTTCATGTTTCCACAGAATTCGATTCCATATGGTCATCCATGGCACTACGTTGCTATGTTACACTATCTGACCTGTCGCGTCATTCGCACATATTGGCATCAATGGGTTTCTGAACGTTATGGAACGGAAGAAAAGTTTGTTCTCAACGCAAAACATGGTGTACGGTGGTTTCAAGAGGGCATTGGAAAAATGCTGTGCTCCAATCTACTCATGAAAAATAACTTTCTTTTCATGTTGACAAGATACACGCTGGGAGCAAAAGATTATGACAACCAAGAAAAACAAACAGAAAGCATCACGCTTCGCTAAAATGTTTCCGACTAAGAATATGTTCTGGGAATTGCGTTAACGCTTCGAATTCGCGTGCGAATTGGCGGTGACGCGTGTTTATTCAGGCGACGGAGTTCTTCTCGAATCCGTTTGAGTTTATGAAGAGAAGGACTGGCGTACCACCAAGCTTCAAATGGCGTCGTACCGCGCTTGTAAACGGTTATTTTCGGTGAAACCCAATTTGTTTTCGTTTTCGGTGTATTGGTAATTAACAAATACATGATTATACTGTCCTCACTTTGCTTCTCCTTACTTCAAACGACGTACATTTCATTGAATGAACAAAACACTGCGTCTTTTTTTTGAGCCATGATTCCGTTCACTTTTTTCTCACTTTTTTCTTCATAACACACAAAAAATGTCAGCCCCGTGCAACAAGAACAACAAGAACAACAACGACGTCAAAAACATTTTAGAACAAACCCAGTGCTATCAACAACAACTTATTGATGCTCTTGTCGAACGAAAACTGAACGAACGCTTACAATGCTTGAATGAACAAAAACAAGAATACAAAGTGGATACCGCACAACAACGATTAACACAATTGCAAAACGACATTGTCGTACACGAAGAACGATTAAAAGAATTACAAAACGACATCGCAAAACATGACAGACTTTCGCAAAACACTCTGCGCAGTTGTGATGACATCATTACTAAAATTAATCGTCTAGCCGACCACTGGATTGGATCCGGATGTGATAGCTATTACCATATAGCGATCACTGAGGAAACATCCAAGCTGACAGCAGTGTTACGTGAAAATAAATGACAACAAACAAAAACAAGAGAACAAAGATGATTTACACATCAATGTGTTGCAAGAGCGGCTGACCACAGCAAAAGCTGCAACATTTCGGATTTTGTTCATCTGGTGAAACGTAAAGAATCCAATTTTCCCTTAAAATGTCTTGACGCTCTTCAAGCATTGAACATACATAACAAACATGAATGATGAGATGAAGCATAATCATCAAGACGAAGCCGCCACCAAACCACACGCCCGGGGATGTCCAGATCCAGTTCATATGAACGCGATACGAAAAACCGACTTGAATGTCGTCCGTCATCGGATTTACTAATACTAGATATCGGCCCAATGAGGCTGATGCTTCGTAATGTGTCAGTTCTAAACCTTGCTGAAGGTCATATTGCTGAAAGGCGTATGATAATTGAATGCGACATTCCACACTGTCTTCAGACGGAGACATCCACGTCATGTCGAAGTTGTTCGTGTGCTCAATCGTTCCGCCATCAGGAATAATAAGGTTGTTGTTATAGGAGCGAACGTATTGGGTGCATGTTGGATCTGCTTTGTTCTTTCCATAACGACCGGATAATGCACTTGATTGATAGCAGAGAGAAAAGACTTGTTGGTTCGCACAGTCGGTTTGAACATTTAACACAGAACCGTTCACCAACCGTAACATCTTGTTAAAGCTGTTTTTGTACGAGATGGCTATATCCATTGTTTCCCTGTAGTGAATCTGATTTGGGGACACCGTAAAGACTGGTGGCGGATTGATGAACTGGTACAACTTCATGGAGTGATTTACCTGCGTGTTCGTGTTTCCGTTCATGTATTCATAAGTGATTCTGTAAACTGTGTGATCCGTATAAAGTGCTGTTTGAAAGGATGTAACACCGGTTTGTTCGGCACCTTGTGTTAGATAAATCGGAAGATGTTGTTGAGGATACAACGGAAATGAATCCCATTCGTTTTCGTGCCAAAAACGAGACCATAACGTACTGACCGCAATGATGAAAGCAATGTAAACGCATGCAACAATGAACCAATAACAAAAAAAACAAGACATACTATTTTCAAATTTGTCGTTGATGGCCGCACGGGTGATACCGAACATTTGTTTGTGTGCTTCGTGTAAGTCTTGTGGTTGTGTTTTGATCTTGGCCTCAAACCAATCAGGATAGTGTGGCCTCTTGTATTCAGGCGATAGCTTTGGTTGGACGTGGACAGATGTGAGTTCCATGTTCTTGTTCTTGTGGATGTGTTTTGGCTTGATGGATGAAAATTGAGCACGCGAAAGTTTTTGCTTGAGGGGAAAAAACAACAAAACAACACAGGAACACCAAAGGCAAGTAAAACGAATGACTTCCAACGTGCATGATGTTTCTTGCAGCGGGAAGTCTCTCTCTTCCAACGTATCCAACGTGAAGCCGAACTCTTCCAACGTATCCAACGTGAAGCCGAACTCTTCCAATGTAAAAGATATCAAACAGGATCGTTCTCCTTCTTCTCTTCTATGCAATCACATTTTACCCCTGGGTTTACCCCTGGGTTTTCTTTCTTCGCCACAAATCTTGCAACTGCGTTGTTGCAACCAACAGTTGCAACAACAAGTTGTGTCATTAACAAAACTGGCCAATGATCGACTATCATTAATTGAAGCCTACGAACGAAACGATGCAAAACAATGTCTACGTTTCCCTGGTGTTAATCAGCAAAAGACGCAGTATATGGCGTTACTTTGCAAGTTTGACGCTCTGATGAAAGAAGACAAGAAGATTGTATTCAACGAGTTTGTTACGGAATGTAACATTCACATGCAGAGACGATTGCACGATTCTGTTGAACAGATGGCCCGTTTCTTATTGTCGTCGTCGTTATATAAAAAAGAAGACAGCAAACCACTGGATCAAAACCACATCAAAAAACTTCTCCCGGCCATTACCTATTGCCATCGGCAAGTGTATGATTTAGATCCATCGATGTCCTTTGCGCCGTTTTTAGAGATGATAATGTCTGATAAGGACTCAAAAATCAAAGTTCTTTTGCAAACAGAAGAATGGAAAACGTTTGCTTTGAGCGTGATGACATTTTGCTGGGTCTGTCTCAATTCAGAGCCACGCATTGAATTGGTGTCGGGAATTCCTGGTGATGCGTATCGTGACGATTTTTTTCTGTATGTCAAGTGTCCTCAAAAAGTCGGACAAATGACAATTGAATCCTCCGTATACCCTGCACTGATCGCCTCCATGTTCAAAGACAGTGCACCGACAGTGATTGTAAAGGGTCGCGTACATGTCAAGTGATTTTGCTTGTGATTTTTTTGTAATGTGCATCTGTGTTTCTTTTGTTTCTGTTGCACATACCACAACATGAAAACCTTTGAACAAAAAAAAATAATGCGATTGCCGGGAATTGAACTCGGGTCTCCCGCTTGGAAGGCGGACATTCTACCACTGAACTACAATCACTTTCATTGTTTTTCTTTCCTTGTCCAAACACAATATTAACGACAAGCCTGCGGTTAAGCGTCAAAGTTTCTCTTTTTTTTCATAGAGACAACAGAAAGAGAGACAAAGAGAAAAGAAAAGAGGAGGTTTATCGGCGTCGCTTATTCGTCATAGTGATAACAAGCGTTCTCGGAGCGGAAGGGGTAGTCTTGGAAGACGAACCGCTTCCTTTTGAATAAGACGAACCGCTTCCTTTTGCAGAAGACGAACCAGTACTCTCCTCCGCTTTGGAACGAGCAGCAGCGGCTCGTATGGCATCTGCTTGCACCTGTTGTGATGTTGTTTCTCGTCGTTGTTGTTGTTGTCGTGTTTGATGCACTTCAGGTGGCGATGTCTTTTTGCTGAGCAATTCAGCCACAGCAGGTATGCGCTTATGATGACCCATTCGTTCGATCCATATCATAGCGTCTTCCAGTTCATTCATAATTTTGTTTTCAGTGCTTTTGTCACATGGGGACATACGATAAGCGTATGCGCGAATGTCATTGTCCAACACCAATGTCTTCCAGAAGACTTTTTTCTGCGTTCCTCCATACAGTACATCCACCGGAATGAGACTCTCGACATTCTTCTTGCGATCGTCGCTGTTGATGAATTCAATCAGTTTTTGAAACGTTTCAACCAAATTGTCCATCATCACTTTCTCGTTCTTCTTGTCAGCCGAAGCGTGGTTACGCAATTCCAAGCTTGCTTTTTTAAAGTTTTTTGTGTTAAACCAGTCCTTCAGTACATGAACAGATGTACCCATCGCGAAATCCATAGCCTCTGTAATGCGTTGTATCGTCACCGGGGAGCCTTCGATATTCTTCTTTAAATGCATCGCATCCAACAGGCCAATGATCGTCGGTACTTTCTTTTTGTTGACGAAAAAGGCACGCATCAGCGGCAAAAACAGAATCCGTAAAATCGAATTGATCGATAGTACAACGTATTCGGTTCTTTCTGCTTTTGCACCAACATCGCAAAGTCGCTGGATGACATAATTCAGCCATCCAGGGCATTCGAAGAATGCACCGAGTGGATCAGATAGATCTTTACCCACTGGTTTACCCCCGGGTTTACCCCCGGGTTGATCATGCCACCAAGACGAATCGAGTTGAAATGCCTGTTCGGTCATTTGAGACAGCAATTCTGACGTCTTCGAATAAGTCGTGAGGTCAGAGAGCTCAGAAATGGTCATCCAAACCAACATCGACCAAAATGCGCCGCTCAATGGCACATTTTGCTTCTGTTGGTATGATACGTGCATAAGCGCGTCCATGATGGGTTTACGATCTTCTTGGGTTTCGAGATAACCAAAGATGGGCTGACGAACATTGCCAAACGGAAGGAGAAGTGGCCGCGCCAACGCACGCATCACAGCGTGTTTGTCTTCGATTGATTTTGCTGTGTCAAAGGCCTGCTTGAACAGCGTCGAAAAAGATTCGTCCGTATGCACGGCCGTTTTGAGTTTCGGGTTTCCGTGCAACAAGAGTGATTTATCATCACCCATAAGATTTCGGATGTGTATGGAATTGAAGAGCGGAACTTTGCTTTCGGTTGCTTTTTCTTCAACGACGTCATCGGTTTCGTCTGTTTTCCCTTCCTTTGTTTGTTGTTCTTTTCCATGGTCATCATCCATCATGGCTTGTGCTCCGCCTTCTTCTGTTACGTGATCTACAGGCCGTTGCTTTTGTTGTTCTTCTTTTTCTTCTTTTTGTTCTTTTTGTTCCTTTTGTTCTTTTGCTTTTGAATATTGAGATCCAATTGTCAATTCGCAACGAAGAGAAATTCGAACGAATTTCAATTGTTGCCACGTTTTCACCACGTCTTTGTTGTTTGATGTGTCATCCTTGTCTTTTGCCTCAGCTTCTGCGTCGCCGCCTGTTTTGGGATGCGAATCTGTTTGATCATAATCGAGATGAAACCTACTGCCGCATGTGACCACGTCGAGCATGTCTTTGTGCTGATGTTCATCTTCCTTAACGGCGATGAACGATGTCCACTTATTCAACAGAACAACAAATGCCCAACAAGCAGATTGTGATCCCATGAACTGAAGATGAAAGAAGATACACGCTTCAACGGCCGTCATATCCTCCATATCCTCTTCTGTCATCTGTTTGTCGTCTTTCTCATCCTGCTCTTGTAAGAGCGCCAAAAACAAGGCCATACGATCGTGCCATGTTTTGGACTGCTGTACATAGGATCTTCCCAAAAGTTGATGCGACTTTTCGGGATAAGCCGTGATGGCAGCAGTGCAAAGAATGGACGTTAACATGTCATCCAATCCCTTCAAAATCGGCATATTGCTGCTCGGCGAGATGTTCTTTATGCTTTGATCGATGCATATGAGAATGAACATGCACATGTGACCACCCATACACCAGTGTTCGGTACCAGATTCCAGTATCCAATGTTTGTGGCGAACGAAACCATCAAAACAGGTGGCTTTCGTTTCTACAGAAGATGACGATAACGACCCCATGGCAAAGCCACAGAGAAGCCAGCCTTTAATTTCGACTGGCATCGAGTCGATGCTGTTCTGTTGTGCTGTGACGGAAGACACCCACGCCGTCCAGTCCCACTCGTACAGTTTTTGTGCGTTATCCATCGATGTGCCCCACTCAGAATGAATAACCGCCTTCAACTTCTCCGCTTGAACACGAAGAAGAGCGTCGCCTTTGTTTTCGCCACCGAGCGGCTTCTTTACACCATTCATCGTGTTCTTTTCAAAGACACATACACACACATCATCAACATCAGCACGGGGGAAACAATACGGTAACCAATTTTTGCAGAAAAAACCACAAAAAATTGCACAAAATTTTTCTTTCCGTTTTGTTTGCCTCTGTGTCACTCACAAACTCCTTTGTCTGCCTCTGTGTCACTCACAAACTCCTTTGTCTGCCTCTGTTTTGTGTGTCGACGATCTTCCTGTAGACATGGCAGCGGAGACGTCGAAGGTTCGCTGTTACTGCGAACGTGCGTCCAACTCCTCCGAGTTGTTAAAGAAGATGGTGAATGGCCAGTCCGACTCGTGGATTCAGCGCGTTTATGTGTTGGCCTGGAAAGAACGAAACACTCAAGACTCGCTTTTCCTTGAATTTGGCTGCGATGAAGTTTTGGCGTTGACGCCAGAGCTCGTGAGAGGGATCCATCACAAAGAAGCGAAGATGAAGCCTTTTGAAAACTATGAGGCGCGCACCACAGCAGACTTTGTTGATGTGTTCTACTCGGCTCCCACCGAAGTGTTTGGGCAGATCGCGACCTATTGTTTCAAGGTCCCACTTGTACTGGGAGCTCCAAACGAGAATCTAAAGAGCGACCACATTCGTGCTCAGATAATTCAGTTTACTTGTTAACATACTGTGCTCCTTTCTCGAACAAAGTATCCTGTCTTTTATCTTGATTGTGTATTGGTACGTAGAGACTGTTGTACGGGGGAAGCAAAAAAAAAACAACAACAAACACGGGCTATTTAGGTTTCATTCTCATCATCGTCATCCGACACATTGTCAATGTTGTACACCGATTCATTTGCAGCAACTGTGCCACGTTTGTTCTGAGTCGTCACAACACCCATAGGCATGAATTCAATTTTTTTCGGAGAAGCCGGCATTTGATGTTTGTTTTGTGCGTTTGTTTGCTGTGTAGCTTCCGACGCATTTTGTTTTGCGTCTTTCGTTTCCTTTGCATCCTTCATTTCTTTTGTTTCTTTTGCTTCTTTTTCGTCTTTCGCATCCACCACAACACCAGCTGCGTTTTTTGAATGTGAGACACGCAACGCATCCATAACATCCTGAGAGGACGGCTGCAAAAGTTGCCTGGCGTCAAAGACACCAACCAGCTGCTTTTCATTATACTGCTGTTGTACCGTTTCCTCCGTCCTTTTGTCTTGATTTTCTTGTTTGTGTTCCTTCTTTTCTTTGCTTTCTTTGATTACAAAAGGAGCAGGTGGTTCCGGGCGTTGCCAGAGTTGCGGGCCAAGGCGTCGGGTTTGATCGATCCACCACAATGCATGGTCACGACTCCAATGAAAATGAATTCCTCCGGCACACTCTTCCTTAACATCCGAGTTAAAACCAACCGCATGAACCGTGGTATCGACGACATAATGAATTGGTGGGTTATGAAACGCGGAAAAACAGCTTGTCACCAAACCATCTTGTAACGGGACGTCAGGTAAGTTTGAGATGGTGGGAATCGGTTCCTCGAGCCCCGCTACAAACGCTTTGTCCGATCGCATTTTCCGTGGATGTAGGAAAATATCATTTTGGAAATCCGGTTTGGTGACTTTTGCGTCATCCGGAATGATGAGTTTGACGATGCACCATCGCGTATCTTCACGTTTGTGATCATCGCGCAAGACCAGTTTGTCGCGAAAGGGAATTTGCGCCAATACTTTCTCTGGCAATGACATGATAGTAGGTCGTTTCTGATAGGGAAGCGATCCACCGAGATAATCGATAATGAGGCGTTGCGTTTCCTTCGTAAACAGCGTTACAGTGGATAACAAGGAAAGACACTCATGGACTTTGATGGGCACATAATCGGATACGTACAACGCAATCTTGTACGCAATTCGACCCGGCGGTAGTTTCATCTTTTTTGCCTTTTCTTTTGCCAACACAATTTGCTTTTCGCGTTCGCGCTCGTCTTTCGTCACTTTTCCATCGTTGGATTCAAATACTGTTTTCCCGTTTTCCTGAACAGAAATCTTTGATTTGCCTTGCGTTTCGTCGGCTTTGCTTGGTTTTGAGACATCGGTCAGTTTCGTATACTTCATTTTCGAATTGCCTGGTCCGTATTCGAAATAGAGAAGTTCTTCACGGCCTTGAATCGTTTGCAACACTGTCCACGTATCGTGTATTCCGCGATGAAATGTGGTGATCCGTTCTCGGCAGCCACAATACTGTTTTAAAACGGATGATGCGCACGATAAAGCATTACGATGCGTTATATCGTATATCATTTTTTGCTCTTGCCACATATCCACAGCGAGCAGGCGTTGAAGTTGCATTAGATCTTCACGAAACGGGCGTATACCAGCAGGTCGATGCTCACAATACCATTTTGCCACACTCACCATTTTAGCCAGCAACATTATCGGCTCTGAGTGTCGTTGGTACTGGTATGCATGAGGTAACTCGGTGTTTTCATTGAACTGAAACCGTTTAATGGCTTTTTGCAATTCGTTAGGAAGATGGACAGACCACCAGTGATTGTACTCGTTTTTCGGCAAATAATCCATCAAACTCGCTCGCGCGTTAACGATTATGGTCTTTGAATCGACAACAGAAATGTTCACGGATTGATACGATGGATACAGTTGTCTTTCGCGATTTATAATGCATCCAGCAAAATGCTGGGGAGACCCATTGGTTTCGATCAATGTCACCCAACGTGATTTCACTTGGTGGTTCGGAATCAATTTCACAATGGGTGGCAGAGGGGCCATCATACCAGGCATATGACGAGGTATGGAAAGCTTCACAAAAGATGACGCAAATGGGCCACTGTCATAAAATTGACGCGGGCCTCGAATTTGCCACAGTCCAGATTTGTCTGCAAAACAACGACCAACTTTCTTGTCATGAAACGAAAACCAATGACACCATTCCGGATTCCAGATGCGTTTGAATGATGCCAATTCCCGAGCCAGTGGAAAAAAGATCGCAGGTTGTTTTTGATGGCGCCATGGTGTTGGTGTTGGTGTTTGTTTGTGGTCATTGGTATATTGGCGTCGAACAAAGATAAACTTCTGGGGTGGTGGCGGTTTGCATGGAAAGATGTGAATGCGGATGGGTGTTTGAACGACCATACATCGTGCAAACCGAAAACAGACAATACCCATCGCGTTCGGGTGCAAAATCGAGCGGGATTCGCGATGCGCACTCGGCATTCTATGTTTCTCCATGTTGAGATCGGTGATTGTCGACCCAGGACCGTAGATTCGTCTCGTTACAGTTCGACTTAAAGGCATCGGATTGTGGATTGGGGCTGTTTCTAATGGAATCGTTTGTATCGGAATCGTTTGTATCGGAATCGTTTGTATCGGAATCGTTCGTATCGGAATCGTTTGTGTATTCGTTTGTATCCGTTGAATCGAAACCGCTGGTCGTGGTGCAGCTTGGCTCGAAGGAACAACAAAGTTTTGCCCATTGCGTTCCGTAACGGATTGTCTGTTGTTGACGTTGCAATAGGAGGCTGCATGTCGCCCGGTCTCGTTCTTATCATCGTCGTCTTGTTTCTTTTCTTTCTTTTCTTTCTTTTCTTTCTCTTCTTTCTCTTCTTTTTTGTCACGTTTTGGGTTATCTGCCTCGGGTTCGGATCGCCGTTGAACAGCGACAGCACGAATCGGAAATGGACGAGACGATGCGATGAGCCTCGGTGCGTTCCTCGGATCGCTACGTTTTGTTCGTTTTTGTTCAGAAAGCTCGATTTTCGTTGGGACAGCATTGGATTTGTGTTTGTTTAACAAACGCCATTCGTCGATTTTCGTTGGGACATCATTGGATTTGGATTTGTTTAACAAACGCCATTCAACGAATTTCTTGCCTAATTTGTACAGTTTGTCGCTTAACGGCAGAGGATCATACAACGATTCAAAGATTTCTTTCAATGTTCGTTTGGTGACACGTCGTATCCAGACCAATTGATCAGGATGCAATCGATCTGTTACATTTGCATACTGAGGTCCCGCTTGCCTGTTGTAACAAGAAACGACATGAAGTGTCCAGCTTTTTTGAACAACATCGGGAAGGACGAACCGAAACGGTAACGGTTGATGATTATGTCGTGCAAATAATAATATCCGTTTGTGGAACAACGGATCATGAAGCAGTTCGATCGGGACATCGAACAAAGACCCACGCGTGATTCGTGGGATCTGTAAGAGTTTGTTTTGGATGAGCAGAACAAGCGTCAGTACATATTGGTTGTGTTGTTTGCGTTGTTCTTTGGGATGGCTCGTTTCGACAAAAACCGGTTCACATACGGAAGGGATTTTCGTTGGAAAACCAGAAGCAGGGGACTTGCACATGAAATACCCCGACTTTTCGACGCGTTCTTTTGATAATCCACCTTCGTTGCAACACGACCTCCGAAGAGTATCATCGCCGAGATAACCAGGAGAGAGCAGCATCCTTGTTTTCTTCTGAAATGTTCGCGCCCCCAAATCTCTTCTATGTGCGCGCTTTCATGCCTTTCATTTCGTGTTTAAAAAAAAATGGGGATGTTAAAGACAAACACAGATGACATAAACGATGACAAAAAAAGAAGAGAAAGAAATCGGCTTAAGCTTTTTGTTTTTGCTTTCTGCGATCTGATCGATTTGTCGCATGAAAACCAGAGCGAATAGGTGCCACCGTGCGATCTGACTGACATTTATTACAGCGTAAACCAAATAACCGGGTCGCGGAATTGCGAGTGAGTACAGTATCAGATGCCTTGCACAATCCGCATTGTACATATTCTACGATGTATTTCCGAACCACTGCCTCAATCTGTTGTGGAAGATATTTTCCATTGAGTTTCAAACGGCCATGTTGTTGCAGCGATCCATCAACTGCCAATTCGGAAAAAATGTAGGATTGCAAATGAGCTGTGTCCCGGTGGAGTTTTTTGCAATACAACTCGAAATTGCACCAGATTGTGTTTTTTGTTGCTCGCACTAAGTGGGGTGGTGGTAGCGATGATCGTTTCGGAACATCGATTTGTGGATTGTCTTGTCTTAAACGTCGAAACAATCTCTCTGATAATTCAGCATAGGTGTAATCGCGATCGGCATTTGCATCATCAATCGGAATGCGCCACATAGCATCGTTTTCTTGATCGGTTTTATCCGTTTCATGAACAACTCGCTTTTTCTTCTTTTTTACCGGTAAAACAAGGGATTCCGTTTTTTCTTCCTCTTCTTCTTCTTCTTTTTCCAATTTTACCCCTGGGTTTTGATCATCATGATCATCATTTTTCTTCAATGTTGCATTTTCGTGTTCGGTTTGGATGTCGAGTGGTGGTACCGGATGCACTTCGTCTACATTGGTAAAGATCACTTGTTTTAGTTTTTTCTTCTTTTTGGGTTTGTTGGCACCACGGAGATCCGTGTCTTGTTCTTGTATTGTCGTATCTGTTCCTTGTGTCGGAACAGTCGTCTCTGTTTCTTGTGTCGGAACAGTCGTCTCTGTTTCTTGTGTTGCGGCTGTTGTTTCAGTCACGTCGGCGTCGGGATCAACAACAACAACAACACGTTTCTTTTTCTTTTTTTTCCGTTCTTTTCCTTTGGTGTCGTGTTCGTTTTGATGTTCTTTTTCCTTTTCGTGTTTGTGTGTGTCGACACTGTCCGTGGCAGACGACATGTTCGTGTCGATTGAAAAATTTCTCTTTTTTTTCTAAATTTGAAATTGTTTAAATCCGCAAAAACGTTTGTGGCCATGGCAAAAAAACTGTCCGTGTCGTTGCTCGGATTCCTCGGTCTGGTATCCGGGTATTGCGGGCACCGCCTGTACATCAAAAAACGAGAACAATACCTCAACGACGCTAAAACTGCTCTGGAACACTCGGACTATAAAATCATTGATACTCTGCTTCGCTCCCAAAAGGTGGATCCAAACGCCGTTGTAAAGTATGATAGTGTTCAAAATTACTACGGCCTTCGCTGTCACGCGAAAATGGAAACAACACTAGCATGCTATTCAGTACTTTATGGTGAAAAAATGTCCGCTGTGTTTGCAAAGTATGGTGGCGAAATGGAAAACTGTCTCGATAAACCCGGGGGTAAATCCAAGATATCACTCGCGGTGGAATTTAACACCACTCCAACCAAATAATTTACCCACGGGTTTATTTTTTCCTTTTTTTTCATCATCAACAACAACAAAAAAAACAACAACATGCAATTTCATGTCTGGCTCCTCGCCCAAGATAACATCTTCCTCTTTTGTCTCATCGGTGCACTCGTGTTTACACTTGTGTTTACACTTGTGTTTACACGTCGAAAACGAACTCGTCGTCTTTACCCGCGGGTTTATCTGATCGGGTTAGTTGCGCCACACTCTTGTGGCAAGACAGAAGTTGAACGTTATTTGGAGCGCCGGTATCACTTTGCGTCGTATCGTTTAGCAGATCCCTTGAAAGAGATTGCAATGTCGCAATACAAATTTACGACGGAACAAGTGATGGGCAAGTTAAAAGACAGTATTGATGTCCGTTATGGATGTACGCCGCGTGACAAAATTCACGAAATATCGGATATTGCGCATCGCATAAATCCTGATTTTCTTTTAAAGAAAGCATCTCTTTGGCTCTCGACAATAAATGCCAAACCATGCGTGATTAGTGATTGTCGTTTGCCGCAACAAATAGATTTTGTCCATCAAAACGGCGGGATTCTCATTTATTTACGTCGTTGTGTACGAGAAGAACAACAAACAAAAGAAACAAAAGAAACAAAAGAAACAAAACAAAAAGAAATACATGATACCGAACGTATCTATTCACCACGACATTCAATGAGATCATATATTGTTGAAAATAACGAAAGTCTGGAATCCTTGTTCTTAAAAATTGATGCCGTGATACGTTTAACACAATCGATCCCAGCTTGTTAAATAGGAACGTTCGCAATCGTTTTTGTCATGTTTTTTAGTATCCTTTCGCTCTTCCTCTTCTTTCAGTTCTTTCATTTGCAAAGCAAATCGCAGCTCACGCACGATTGCTTGAAATCCTGGAGAATATGTCGACACAAAGTTCATCGCGCACAATTTTTGATCTAAAATTGTTGTTTTGGGAAGGGTTTTAAACATCTCAAGATGCGCACCGTGAAGATCGTTTTGATACAGTAGTGAGACGCCTGTTTTTGTCTTGGTCTCTTTAACGTCTTCTTTCGCTCCGACTTCTTCTGGTCGTCCGCGCTTGTTCATTCTCATCATCGCTTCTTCTGGCGTGGTTTGTAAGTACACAAAATGTGCTTGTGTTTTCAGATCGAATGGTAGCAATTGACAATGTAAATCAAACCACGAAGCGTACATGATTTTTAAGGCTGGTTCTAAATCTTTTTCCAGGAGTTTCATAAACACAAATCGATCAGTGAATACGGATCGTTCCAAGATCAGATATTCAATCGTATGTTTGTTGTTGTTGTTGTTGTTGTTGTTGTTGTTGTTGGTCTTTTGATAGTCATCGATTGCTTTTAAGATCGATTGAATTCGTGTGACGAATGTATACGTTTGAAACGCATAAGTATATCGTTGTTTGTCTTTGTAAAACAAATCTAAAATTCCCGTGTCAATCCATTGTTGAACGGGTTCTATACAGCTCACGACTCGATATCCCAAACGTTCCAAATACGAATGAAGTCCGGTGACGAGAGTACTTTTCCCGGCTCCAATTAAACCGTCAATGACAATAATCTTTGTATTCTCGTCGATTGCCGTCGTCTTTGTTGTCATGGTTTTCTTTTCTTTCCTTTTGTCTGTGTTTTTGTTTTGTATTTTTTCTATACAAAAAAAGCCGACCCAAAAAAGACAAACCAGCTACTAGACCAATCAATGAATTCTGCAGCGTACGATTACGATTACCTTACGCCTTTGTTGATATTAGGTATCACATTTATTGGAACATCGATGTTCTGTGAAGTGTTGCATATTTGGAATCCAAAGTGGTACCAACAAAAAATGATTACATATCCCACGGATAAGAAAGAAAAACAGAGAATGCATCAATTTCAATGTCTTTGGCCATGCGTGATATTGAATATCCTGTTTTCAGCGATTGTTTTGTTCAACGCCTGGGAGTTCCGATTATCACAAAGCACCAAAAGTTATCATCTGTCGGACCTACTGTTTTATTTGAGTGACGCCTGGAAGTTCACGAACCCGGACTCCTCATTCCGTTTCTATTTAAACTTGCTGTTAGATCTGATCACTTTAGAAAAAATCTCACAACTATGGTTCTTTCATGCGCACTACATTGTGCATCAGATTCCTTGGCTCTATAAAATTGTTCACAAGTTTCATCATCAACACATCGAACCGTCAGTCTTCACAGCCATCCATTGCACGATATGGGAAATGATGTTCCTGAATTTACCCGCCGTCGCTCTGGGTCCGCTTCTTATTTTACCCAATCCTGTTGTCCATTCTGCGTGGTGTCTTCTTGCAGGCGTTTATACGCCCATTGTTCACAGTGGATATAACTTAATTCCGTTTCTGGATGCGCCGTATCATGACGAACACCATCGTCGTTTGAATTGTAATTTTGGCTCGCGTGTATTGGATAAATGGTATGGTACGAATAGTACGTAAACCAGAATTAAATGTAAGTTCGTTTATACCATAAAAAAATGGAATGGCCCTGTTTTTATGTGCCCTCTGCGAAATATTACAAAAAAGCACATTACATTTTGCTCTGCAAAAGACAAGCATGTCAATCACATCAACGACATCATAATATTCCAAACGTACGTTTATTATGTTGTCATCATGCAAAATCGAAACGCTATCGACACGCAAATGAAAAACAGATATGGAATCATTTCGAAATGGCTCATACGCACACAGGAATTTATCAATTGTATTTACAACGTTGGTTAGCGTTGAGTGATAAGTATGATCAGCACAACAAAAAAGAAGACAAAAAAGAAAACAAAGAGGAAGAAGAAGACTTACACAAGGAATCGTCTTCTTCTTCTTCTTCTTCTTCATTAGAACAGATGTCTCTTACCGATGCAAAAAGGATTCTCGATTTACCCGAATCATTTTCTAAAGAGGACATTCAATCGGCGTATCGAAAACAAGCTTTGCTTCATCATCCCGACAAAACAAACGACGCAAAAGACAACACCGACCGTATGCAAAAGATTAACGAAGCGCGAACTGTGTTATTGCGATTCGTTGTTTCATCACAAAACAACAATTGAGTTTGTGTGTTTAAAACAAAGAAAAAAAATTACACAAAAAAAGCGCGATGGCTGCAAAAGGGCGCCCGGGTTCATTTCCAAAACGGGTTCGCGATGAAGCTGTGGAATTTATCTATGCGAAGAAGACACATATCACTGTTGCAATGTGATTCGAGGTTTACCTACGGGTTTGCCAATACAAGCTTACACTAACAACCCAACATCCTTATTTGAACGAGTTTCTCTTGTGATTTCAAGTTCAGACCATCTTGCAAACAATACAAGCAGAGATGCTATCCAGTGCTTCTTACATGCTCTGTTGGCGATGAATTTTGTGTTCTGTTCGAACGAGTACTCTGCGTTGTCATATGCTTGCCGTTTTTCACCACCGGTTGCGCAAGCGTTATTAGATATGCATCCAGAATTTGAAATTGGTCTTTATATGAGGTATTCCGGATTCACACCGCTTCACCAATGTGTTTTAAGCGACAATGACAATCGCTTATCGTTGTTTGCTCGATTACTGGACTTGTATGAAAGCCACGATTTGAGATTGTTAAATCGGTACGACGAGACTCCATCCATTCTTCGTCTTTTGATTGAACAAATGATGTTCGATACGTCCACACGATCTACGTCTATCTCTATGGCATTGTGGATTACGGATTTAACGGATCGTTGTTTAGATGGTGGGGGAATTCGTTTTTGTGAAGTCGAATCGACTGCAGCACGGCCTGGAAAAGAAACCCCTTTACAGTTGTTAAAGGATATAATGGTACAGATGTGGTGGAAGAAAAGGAATCCGAACAATGATCTCGATCTCATTCAATTCAAACAATTTTGCAGTTGTTTCGCAAACAAAATTACACGAATTCAAAAAATATTCCGTTGCCTTTCCTCTGACGTTAAAAGATGCAATGAATCACCACATGTCTTCTGTTATGGACTTGTATCCTCTTGTGTTGCAATATTCATTGAGTCCGTTAGAATAACACACTATACCATATTCGAACTACATATTTGAACCGGATCTGAAAGTGTGTTAAACAAAAAAACAGTATTTCTTTTTCTTTTGTTGTTTCGAAATGTCTTTTCGTGTCTGGTATACAGCAGAGAACGATGAAGAACTTAAATGGCGGTCAGTGAAAAGAAATGCACTCATAACGAATCACAAACAAGAAATCGAAGCCATTCATGTATCGTTTGATGCCGACGACCGTAAACTGTTCATTCGACATCGTGAACAACTTCGTTCATTGCCGTTTCACTGTTCCATAAAACGACGAAAGCTTTTGTTGGCGAAGCAAAAGCAAGAGCTTTTTGTTTTGCGATATGAGCGGCAACGAGTTGTTAATTATTGGATGAACTTGCACCGAAAGGATTTAGAGTTCAACGACCGATACCTAAGTGAGCGATACTTTTGCCCGCTGTCAACGCACGGCTGTAGCTCCCTTTGCACGTCGTATCACACAAAAATGCACAAGAAATCACTGTATTTGGCGCGGACGTATTTCGAAGAAATGGTCTTTTATAGTTTAATGAATACCAAGTTTAAGGAAACACTTGTCCATGCGATCGACATTTTGCCAGACTTGCGTACTCTAATCGAATCGTATTGCTGTGGAAAAAAACCTCTTCTTTGCTATCATTTCGATCGAAATTCATGGATAATGATGTCCCATTATGACGGTTGGTTATGCTCTTTGTGTGGAAACCGTATAGATCACACTCAAGGTCGAGTCTTGTATACCGCGAGTGAAAATAGTTCCGTGGCACATGGCTTTTTACTGCATCCTTCTTGCATGGACGTCAATGATATTTGTCCCTCCGTGTTTAAGAACGGTTTGTACTACAGTATAAATGACAATTTATCCGATCCATCTGCCACTCAAGTGTTCCTTTGCGTACAAGGGACTGGTGTTGCCTCAATGAATTCGTGGACATGATTGTATTTTTTCTCTCTTTTTTTTTCTCGTTTGTTTTTTTTTACACAAAACATAACATGTCGTTCGAATTATATGATCCGGATTATGACAAGAAGTGGTGTCGTTTGAAATGGAATCATTTGGTCAAACGCATCGGAATTACGGATATCGAGAGTGCGTCAGACATGGAATGGCGTGAGCGAGAACAATGGACACATGTCTTAACTGTGCTGGAGATCAAACCAGACCATAAATATGACAAATGGATTCAAATGGAAGACAAAGAAGATGCCCAGATAATGAAAAGTTTCGACGATGCAGCAGACTGGATTCATCAACAGTTGACATCGTCTTTGAAATCAAATGTGTTGGTTCATTGTTTTGCAGGTATCTCTCGTTCACCGACAATCGTTGCTGCCTATCTAATCAAATATCACCAATACAGTGCACAAAAAGCGATGGATTTGATTCGTTGTTATCGGCCGATTGTAGATCCAAACCGTGGATTTCTTTCGCAGCTTTGCACGTATGCTGATACACAAGCAAGTATCTACGTTGATTTGTCTCGACGAGACAATCGATATGTATGGGAGACGGTGTGTCGCCAAGACTTGTGCGTTCTGTTGTGTTTAGTGGCATATATGTAAATGTTTTTGTTGTTTGGTTTGCAACAGATACAGGCCGGATAGTATAACGGTTTTCGCTAAAACGTGCAGTACGTGGGATTTTGACTCCCGCAATCCGAGTTCAAATCTCGGTCCGGCTTTCTCTTTTTTTTTTTCATTTTTTTTTGCAAACTAGAAACCTAAAAGATGCAGGAAAGTGAGCGAGATCGTATTGAACGCGTCTTCAGGAGCATGACTCCAGATGAATTACGCTTTGCCTACAATATGACATCTCATCTCTTTACGGACGATGAAAAAAAAAGTTTTCTTGAAGCATCCGCCGCTTTAAGATCGGCTGTCGAGATGGCAGACCAACCCGATACAAAAGACGAACACGATACAAAAGACAAGAATGACAACGAAAACGACCAAGAAGAAAAAGAAGAAGACACGTTTCCAGAGTTGCGTTTAGTCAGAGCGCTCGTATCTCTGGGTGTTCATCCAACCGTTGATCCGAGCACGACAGCAAAGCCGCACTCAGTCGTCTCTGTGTTGAAGAAATACGAATCGTTAGTTTTCAAATCACTTCGAGTTGACATTTACGATGTGAAACGCGGTGGCGTCCAAAACGGTGTTGAATTGATGTTTTGTACCCAAGAAGAAGCAGAAGAACAAGATAACCAATGCCTCGCTGTCATTTGTAAAAAACAAACAAACTGTTAAGAGACTCGATGACGATTAAAATATGAAAAGACAATGTCCCACAACGGTTCGATAGAATTAAAGCATCGTAGTACATGCGGTTTTACAATCGGTAGAAACTGTTTTTTGTAAGTCATTTGTTCATTATATCGCTTCAAGAATGCCTGAATTGACGGACGCACATTAGGACGCGCATTGATCAAGTGTCGATTAAACATGTCAAATAAGGAATCCTCCGAATACGAACCTTCGCGTTCTAAAATAAATCCGTCATCGAGTCCTGCAAATTCCAAAAGGACGTTTAACATTCTCGACGCATCCACTTCATGTAATCCTACGATGTGACGTGTAATATGGTAGAAAATATCAGTGTCTTTGAATACCAAATTCATCGTTGCCTCGCTTGTCTTTTGAAGTATGAGTCGAAGCAATGACAAAATTTTACCTATCGGTTTGTTAAACCTTAGGTCAAACGTCTGAAAGACGGGAAATCCACGGTTACACAAAACGTTCACATTCACGATGTCGAGATTCATGAGATGAAGGCCCAGTCCGTAAGAATTTTCCTCGACAACCCAATGAAAAAATGTCTGCGATTCCTGGACAGCCCAATGCGAAAATGTCTGTGATTTATCAATTTCGTTGATGCGTTCTTTTAATCCGTTTTCGAGGAATTCATTGAGCACGGACACAGCTACGGTGTCACTTAAATTGTTATCTTCAACAATGATGAAAAACGCGCGTGCAAATGCATCCATGCTTTTAAACGAAGCAAGCACATGTTCAGCGGTTAATGGCCCTTGATGCCCACATAAACTGGCGAGTTGCAAAACAAACTCATGTACAGAATCTTTATTTTCCATCTTGTCGGTCGACTTTCTGCCAAAAACTGATCGCTCATCGGAAAAAACTTCTCTTTTTTTGTTGTATCGAGTAAATTTTTGTCTCGTGCCTTGTGTATGAAATGAAAATGTGGAACCGTGTTAAACATAGTGTGCTGGGACAACGGAGACGAACAACAGAAGAAAATGGTTTATAACTACACAATTCTGCTTTTTTGCTTCTTATTCCGGTAAATTTAAGACGGACAATTTGGATATTTCAGAAGACAGAATTCTTTTGCTTTTGGTGGTTTGCTCCCTTGAATGCCCCAACAACTTTCCGACCAAGCAAACAAATAGTGATCCCCTGAGCGAGATCGAAACGGAAATGGTTCCCAGTGATTGTGAAAAAACAAATTCATCACACCCATCTCATTGCATGCCATGATCGGATATTTGTACATCCATTCTCGCATTCGATGCACTTTTTCGGTGTGAATTAACGACGTATCAAAGATGAAAACACAATTCAAAAAATAACGTTTCTTTAAAATATCTAAACCGAATTCGTTTTGAAACATCTTTTTGACGTTGGTGTTGGAATCCAAATGAAACTGACACTCCATTCGATTGCCATTGTCATGAGGATCAGCATCATCTGGCGCCAAAATTTTTTTCTTGTACGGTAATTCCAAAAACGGTTGAATCGGATTCATAATCCACATCCCCGCATCAATAAACATGACACGCTTCCATTTCATAAAGTAGGCAGAAAATACTTGAAGTTTGTCCCACTGAGTCACTTTCTTGTAATGACGTTGATCGTCTTTTGGAGGGATGGGGTGTGTTTTCCAGATTTCCCATAAAGGAAGATGATCGATATGTGCAATGCGTTTATGAATGATTTGAAGCTCTTTGATTTTGTCTTCCGGTATGTCAAAATCCACCGACAAAACCACGATATCTCCCGTCCAGTTCCCTCGTGAACGCAATTGATGAAGCGTTGACAAACATTTTTCCCAATATCCAGAATCCGTTAAAGTGACGATTACCGTACTGTCTTTTGTCTCTGGATGTATCGTC